ACCGGAAGCAATAGCGCAGGCGCCACCATGGTAATCGGTGGGGCAGAGTTTGAATGGATTCCATACGGTTTAAGCCCAAAAGATATGGACTTTATTAATGGCGTTAAAATTAGCGCTCAGATGGTGGCCAGTGTATATAACGTGCCGATGGAATTGTTGAACCTAGAAACGGCGAAGTATGACAACATAAGGGCCGCAAGTGAGCAATTGTTTGATTCAGCCGTGGCGCCTTTAGTTGATAACTTCGCCGACGAATTTACCCGGTTTTTATTGCCACGATATGCAGGACTTGAAGGATACCGGCTAGAGCCAGATTATAGCCAAGTATTAAGCATCGAAGAAAAGAAAGCTAGAAAAATAGAAGCCCTAGACAGTGTATCGTTTATGACAATCAACGAGAAGCGTGCAGAGGTTGGCCTCGAACCATTAGAGGGTGGCGATAGCCTATTGGTAGACAGTAACAAAATGCCAGTCTCAGATTTGGACACGTCGGATATTGAGAAAGGGTTAACTACTATGAGCGAATCCGTAACGGCTGTATATGGCTAGCGTATTAGACCAAAGAAAAGTAAAAGAGCAAGACAAACTAATCACGCAAAACATCCGCAAGTATCGAGGCCGGATTAAGCGAGTTTTATTTGATACCTACAAGAACGTCGCTTTACTCATTAGAGATGGGTCAAATATTCCACCGGATTATGTGTTTGATATTGCGAACCAAAAAATGCGGGCGTTGCTTTTCGAGCTATACAAAACAATAACCGATAAGCAGGTACCAAAGAGCCTAGAATATGGCAGGGCCTTGGTTAAAGTACGTAAAAGTTTTAAAGATCGTTTAATACAAAAGCAGGAAGAGGACGAACCAGAAGAGGACAGGCTAGCCGAACTAATGGCCGTTTTGGCGTTGATTATGGGGCAATGGGTCGATGAATCGTCAAGAACTAGAGCCGAACTGATAACAGGCACGACTAGACGAGAGATCGAAAAGATAATTAATGAGGGCCGATTAAAAGGCTTAACAGATATGCAGATATACGATCAGATCATGGCCAAAGCCAACGCAATCACGAAGCCGAGAGCAGACCTAATATCAGAGACAGAAAGCCACGACGCCAGCAATAAATCAGATATCATAGCAATCGGTGCAATCGGTACGGCATACGGCCTACTACTAAAAAAGAAATGGCACGCAGTACTAGACAACAGGACAAGAGAAGCGCACGCAAAAGCCAACGGCCAAACTGTAAAGATAGGCGAACAGTTTTTAGTAGGTGGCGAAGCCTTGGACTTCCCCGGCGACTATATCAACGGCTCAGCTGGTAACATTATCAATTGCCGATGTGTTATGACCTACACCATATGAGAAGTACAAAATAAACCCTTTACATATAACTAGTTTTTGGTATAATTATTTTAGTACGGTCAATCGACAAACCGTATCATCCTTAACACGTTGGTGAAGCGTTAAATTGTCGATTACTTTGGAAAATTGAATGTCTAAAATATGCCCCTTCTGGCTTGCTTCACCAACACTTAAGGAAATTCAGAAAAGGTTAGGGAAAAACATGAACACAGGGAATTCTATATTAACAGGCGCAGGCCTAAAATTAATGGTTACAGGGAAAAGCAAAGCCCTTACACCAAGACATCCAGCAAAAGAGGAAAAACGGCCAATAGTAGGGAAAGAGACGATCGGCGAGATAATTAGTCAAGTTAAAGAAAACTGGCACTATCCTCGCAAAATGTATCGGTTCGAGACATTGAGCCAAAAATGGAGCAGTTACGGGATAGGCATGAAAAGCATATCAACTCCAACAGAGGCCGTGCTTGATTTATTTAAAAAAGAGACAGTAATGGATTGTGAGCGGACCGCCTTATCTATAGTTTATCGGCTATTGCTGGAGAAGGTAGGGCAAGAAAAGTTTAATTCATTATTCCCGGAAGGTTTACGCGTTAATTCATGCTTTAATTTTAAATCAGTACCAAGAGACTTGGCCCACGTTTTAGAAATGAAGCAGTTAAAATGGTTTAAAGATTTGGAGGTGGGGGATTGGACATACATACAAAGCGATCCAGACTATTTTGAAACGAACAGGGGAGGCAGTGCAAGCGGTGAGCACGTTGTGGTTGTATCAACAGATCCGCTCTTATTTGTTGGCCTAACTAATTCAACTCAGTCTATGGCATACGAAGACTGGCTTGAAATGTTATTTAAAAGTGCAAAAGGTATCAGCCGTGAAAATATAAAGGGCATTATAAGGCATGATGGCAATATACTAGTTAGGCGAATAAAGGCCGATTTATAGTTAAATTGCGTTTAGTGTGTTTATATTTTAAACTTGAAGTATGGACACAATTAATAAAAGCTTTACAGCAACATTTAAACAGATCGAGAGCGATGGAATCTTTACCGGAGAGTTTGAGGCGTTAGCGAGCACATTTGGAAACGTTGACAGGGTAGGCGACGTAATGGCCAAAAGTGCATTTGATAACGCAATCACAAAAGCGAAAGAGTCCGGCAGAATGCCAAAGTTAGCTCGTCAGCATAACTTAGACAGGTTACCCGCCGTGATGACGGACATATACAAAACAGATGAGGGATTGATCATACGTGGCCGGTTTCTAGATACTCAACTAGGAAAAGATACACGGCTCGAAGTTTTAGGCGGAGCAATTCAAGATATGAGCGTAGGGTTCATATTAAAAGACTATGAAATAGAAGACGGCAAAAGAGTCATTAAAGATTTAGACCTAATAGAGGTCAGTTTTGTAACAGTGCCAGCGAATCCAGAGGCGCAGATCATAAGCGCAAAAGGCCAAAAAATGACCGTTCGAGAGTTTGAACACACTCTAAAGGGCGCCGGATTCAGTAATAAAGAATCCACAACGATAGCATCAATTTGCAATAAAGCCGGTTATTTTGATCGAGACGATCAGAGTAGCCAAAAGAATCGGGATGATTTGGAAGGCTTGAGCGAATTGTTAGAGCAAAGAATAAAAACATTAAAAGGTGGTTAGAATGTCAGATGAAATTAAATCCCTTATTGAAAAGGGAAATGAAGCGTTTGAGTCATTTAAGAAGAGCAATGACGAAAGACTAGAAGCGATTGAAAAAGGTGCAGGCGTTGCAGAGCTTGAAACAAAAACAGAAAAGCAGATTGCAGACATTATTAAGTCAATCGACGAAGCAAACAAAGAAGCGGCCGAAGCTAAATCACGTGTCCAAGAAATCGAATCACTAGCTAAAGCAGTAACAAAAGGCGACGACGAAGAAAGCTCAGAGGAAGTCAAAAAAGGCATTGAGTCATTTTTCCGTAATGCTAACGAAGGCGACACGCTAGTTAAACATTTAATCGATTTAGGAATTGAAGTAAAAGGAATGAGCATCGGGTCAGATCCAAACGGTGGATATTTGGTACTCCCAACCATGGGCAACCTAACAAAAACTCGATACTTTGAATCCTCACCTGTACGCCAAGTTGCAAACACTGTAACGATCAGCACCGATGAGTATGTCATTCCAGTCGACAATTCAGACGTTGGCGCTTATTGGGCCTCAGAGCTTGCAGCACGTACCGAAACAGCAACTCCAACAATCGGCGAAGTACGCATCCCAGTTAACGAGCTAGTAGCCTTACCAGCTATTAGCCAACGGCTACTTGACGACGCTTATGTAAACGTTGAAGCTATGTTGAACGAAAAAGTCGCAGACGAATTCTCACGAAAAGAAGCGACCGCATTTGTTCGAGGTACTGGAGTAAATCAGCCTCGTGGATTCTTAACATATCCAGCATGGGCCGGTGAGTCATTTGAAGCAAACGCAATCCAGCAAGTAAACAGCGGAACTAGCGGAACAGTTACAGCCGATGGAGTGATAGACCTACAAAACAGCTTGAAGGAAGTATATCAATCCGGTGCTGTATTCATGATGAAGCGTTCCACCTTCTCAGACGTAGTTAAATTAAAAACAAACGACGGTGAGTACTTAGTCAACCGGGCATTTGATAAAAATGCAGGGGTTCCTTTCTCAATTTTAGGCGCACCAGTATATTTTGCAGATGATATGGACGCAGTAGCGGCCGACGCATTAGCTATCGCATACGGTGACTTCCGACGAGGCTACACGATCGTTGATCGTATCGGTATCCGTGTACTACGTGATCCATACACAACATACCCAAGCATCGTTTACAAATTTGCGACACGTGTTGGTGGTGGCCTAGTAAACAGCGAAGCCATCAAACTTCAAAAGCTAGCATCATAAAGGAGAGATAACATGGCACAAAGAACATCAGTCTATTCCAACAATGATTTTGCACAAGCAGTAGATCCAGCAGTCTACACCGCAACAGAAACAAGTGCGGCAATCGATTTGCAAGGATTCAACGAGGTCGCATTACTTGCCAATGTAGGCGCAAGTGGCGACACGCTTAGCGGGTCATTATATTGGGAGTTTGCAGTACAAGAATCAGATGACGACGTCTCTTATACTGCAGTTGTTGACGCAGACTTAGAAAACAGCGTTACAGGAACCACAACCGGAACTTTTGCAGTATTAAACGATCCAGCAGAAGCCGGACAGCGATACATCACAGCCTATAAAGGTAGCAAGCGATATATCAAAGTAGTGGCAACAGGAACCGGAACAATTGTTTCTGGTTTGGCGTTCAGTGTTTCAGCCGTAAAAGGCCGCCCAGCATACGCACCAGTTCAGTAATTGAACGGCATACCCCCCACCGTAAAAAGTGGGGGGATGTAAAATTAACGAGGTAGCAAGATGAAAAAAATTTTAATGAAGTCAACAGTTAAGGGATACGACACACACCGAGAGCTCATTACGTATCAAGACGGCCAAGTGTACGAAGTCGGCGAAAGTTTGGCGAAAGCGTTTGTTATAGATCAAGGGGTAGCAACATATCAAGACGAGCCA